ATCGCCGCGGCCTTGTTTTTCCCGAAGATCGCCGTCAGCGCCGACGAGACCGACGATGCGAGCGCGTGCATGTGATCGATGTTCTCGTCGTTGATCTCTTTCGTCATCTTGCCGAACTCGCGCATCGATATCGTGCCGTCCTGCAGCGCGGCGCGAACGGCGGCCATCTTCGTTGCGAACGTCTCGAGCGGCGCATTCACGAGCACGTCCAGCGTCGCGCGGGCCTCGGTGCGCATCTGCGCGAGCACCTGGTTCGTCATCGTGATCTGCTGCGACATGGGGATGATCCCCTTCTCGAGCGCCTGCTGAATGCCGATCATCTTTTGTGCAAAGTCGGCCGTCGGCGACGCGATCAGCGCCTGCAGCTCGGCGCGCGCGATCGCCAGGCGCTCGCCCATCTGCTTCGAAGATTCGATCATCGGCGCCGCGGCCTTGGCGGTCTCGGTCGCCGCCTTTGAGACCATCGGCGCCCAGCCGTCCCATATCGCCTTGACCTCAGTGTAACCGCCCGACGCCGCGGCCTTGATATCGGTCCACATCTTCTGCCAGGCCGCCGTCTGCTCCTCGGCGGATTCGGCGGGGTTGTTCAATTTCATAAAGTCGCGCCACAGCACACCGACGACCTGCAGCCCCGAGCCGACGATCTGAATGACCGACGCGAGCGTCTTGAACGAACCGGTCAGCAGCGACGTCGTTTCTTCGCTCTTCGCAGCGTCGCGCACGTACGCGACGAACTGGCCAGACAGCCGCTCGAGCTGCGGCGCCAGGCGCGCCGCGATTACCGTCGTGAGTGCGTCCTTCGATTTTTTCAGATCGTTAATGTTCGTCATGAAGCGGCCGGCGGCCGCGCTGGTCTCGTTGTCGATCACCAGGCCGAGCGATCGGGCCTCCTCGCCGAGCTGCGCGATCCCGTCCCGCCCTTGATTGAGGAACGGAATCATCTGCGCGCCGCTATCGCCGAACATCTGGATCGCAAGCGTCGTCTTGGCGGCCGAGTCCTTCAGGCCCGAAAATTTCTGGGCGACGTCGAGCAGCACTTGATCCGACGCGCGCAGCTTGCCGGCGGCATCGGTGACCGCGACGCCGATCGCTGCGAACGCGCGCGCCGGGCCCGACTGGTTGTCGCCGGCGGCCTCGGCCATCTTCTGCGCCAGATCACGGAACCCCTGGCCGAGCTGGTCGAGCGACACGCCCGACTGGTCGGCCGCGAATTTCAGCGCCGACAACTGCTCGACCGGCACGCCGATGCGTTGCGCGACCTTGCCCAGCTCGTCGACCTGGGCGAGTGACGTCATCGCCGCGCCTCCGATCGCGGCGCCGATCGCCGAGAACGCCGCGGCGGCGACGCCGGCGGTCTTCGTCAAGTCGGCGCCGAACTTGGTCGCCTTCGCGATCGAGTCCTTGAACGCGGTCTCGAGCTGCGCCGTGTCGGCACCGAGCACGACGCGCAGGGCACCGATCACGGCCGGGGTCGATGTCATGGGGCGAGTCCTGCGAGTTGCCGCGCGATCGCGCGCTGCTCTTGCCACGTCTGCCGCCGGCGGCCGGCGCCGTCGGGGTCGATCATCAAAGACTTGAGCGTCGGCATCCGCCGGGCCCGATCAATCGCAACGATGTTCCACGCGAGCCAGGCGCGGCCGTTGTGCTCGTTGGTCTGGCGGCGGCGGGCGCCGGCGGCGATCGCCAGCATCACGCGCGGCGTCAATCGCCAGAACAGCTCGGGATCGAGGCCCAGCTCGACCCAATCCTCGAGCAACCTCAGCCAGTCGCCGCGACGGGAGCGGCCGCCGCCACCGCTAAAGGGGCGGGAGCACCTGGCGCCGCCGTGCCTGGCGCGGTGACGTTGCCCATCGCCATCACGAGAGCGCGCGTCATGATCTCGGCGGATTGCATGAGGCCCAGCGCGTCCATGATCGCGCCGGCGTCCTCTTTGCGCGTGCCCGGCTGATGCTCGAGCAGGGCGGCCCAGAACAGCGTGCGCAGCATCGTGACAGACGGGCGCTCGCCGATAAGCGCCTGAATGTCCATCGCCTCGTTGGTGCCGAGCTCCGCCTCGAGCGCGCAGAGCGCGTTGATCGAGAACTGCAGCGTGAAGTGTCGGCCCAGCGCCTCGACATTGACGCGGCCGGTCTGGTGATTGCTCATTGTGTCGCCCGTTGCCCGTTGTGATCGTTGCCCGGCGGTGCGCCTTCACACCGCCGGCCGTGCCCGTGAATTATTCCCCGAATTATTCCGAGAGGAACGTCGGTTTGCCGGAGATCTTGAACGTCGCCGACGCGGTCATCTTGTCGTCGAGCGGCGCCGCCGGGCTGTAGGCCGTCGCGAGGCACGAGAACGCGAGCGTCTCGGCCGGCGAGGTCGGAAACACGATCCGCGCCTGGCTGAGTGCGCGCGTCGTGAAGAGATCCCGAATGCGCTTGTCGGTGCCGCTGGCGGGATCCCAATTCAACTCGATCGACGCGTCGCCGTAGTCGACCAGGCCCGGGATGAACTCGCGGATCCGATCGGGGCTCTCGGTGTGCGTCGTGTCGACCGCATCGCGCGCGATCGCGAACGGGGTGATCGTCGTCACCTCGGCGAGCGTCACATAGGCCGGCGGGGAGAGGGTGTTGTCGAGCAGCTGGAAAAGCGAGCCGTGCCCGATCAGTGCGTTGGTCGTCATGGTGCGGGGGTTCCTTTCGCGTGAGTTCCCCGGGTCGCCGGGATCATGGTTTGCTCTTCAGCTTGGCCGCCTCGCGGGCGGCCTTGCGGGCGAGGCGCTGCGACGCCGCGTCGATCTCGCGCTTGATCGCGTCGACGACGATCGCGAGCGCCGACTCCTTTTGACCATCCCACGCGGGCCGCATGAACGGCTGCGCCGGGCGATCGGGGCCGCCGAACTCCTGCACGATCGCCTGCGGGAGCGACGCCGGGCCGACGAACACATAAACCGCATCGGCCGGTTTCGACCGCCAGCCCTCGGCGGTGCGCTCGGCCGGCACCTGGCCGGCCCAGCGGCGATGCACCGCCTTCTGGCGGCGCGACAGCTTCGTGCCGGTCGTGTGGGATTTCTTCAGCGTGCCCGTGTCGACCGGCGCGCGCAGCTCGGCCTCCTGCTCGATCTGTTGCCCACCGGCGATCAGCGCGCGGCGCAGCACATTGCGCTGTGTCGCTTTCGGGAACGCCTCGAGCGCCTCCTGCAGCGCCTTCAGGCCCTCGACGCGCACCGTCGTCTTTTTGACGGCCATGGTCAGCGCTCCGCAAAATGGATCATGTAATCGCGCCCGACGCCGTAGAGCTTGCGCGCCGTGTCGTACTGCGGCGGGTTTTCGCTCTCGAAGAACACGCCCTGCACCTTCACCGCGGCGAGGCTGGCGCCCATCGTGCCGCGGTAGCCGTCGAGCCGGTACTTGACCAGGTTCGCGAGGGCCTCGGCGTCGTCGAGCCGCTCCGACCAGGCCGAGAGCTGCCAGCGCGCCACCGCATAGCCCGACGCGCCTTGCATGTGATGATCCCCGAACGCCGATATCCGGTGATAGACGAGCGACGTCGCCGTCACGCCCTGCGGCATGACAGAGGGGAACACACGCGGGCCGACGATCGCGGCGATCGCCGTGTCGGCGAGCAGGAATGCGCGCAGCGCGGGCCGCAGATCCTTGATCACGTCATGCCTCGATTGTGGTCTGGTCGACGCGCCGGGCGGCGAGGATCCGCAGCCCCTCGCGCCGGCCGAGTTCGTGCACGGCCATCACGTCGTATTGCCGCCGGTCGGCGATCGAGGCCTCGAGCACCTGGCCGGCGAGACCGACCGGCGACGTGACGATCTCGGCGGCGACGATCGCCGGCTCGACGATGCGATCGAGCGGCGACAGGCCGACGAGATCGGCGCGCCAGCGCACGCGGAACTCGGTCTGCTCGCTCGCGACGTACTGGTCGCCGGCGAACCGTTCCTCGCCTTTGAGCGGCACCATGGACGCGGCCAGGCGCTCGACGAGCGGCGTCCAGGCCTCGAGCGCCTCGCCCGACGCCGAGAGCGTCAGCGACTTGCGCAGCACCGTGATCGAGCGATCGAGCCGGCCGGCGATCATCGGGGCACCATGACGATATCGGCCTTGATCTTCGCGGCGCGGCGATAGCCGGCGTCGGCGAGGATCTGCTCGGCGCGCGCCGGGGCCTCGCCGAAGAACCGCTCGCCCAGCCCCTTGCTTTCGATCACGACGACCGGGCGGTGCGCCTGGATCGTCGCGAGGCCGCTCTCGATCGCCTGGGCCTCGGCGCCCTCGATATCGAGCAGCACCAGATCGCACACCTCGAGGCCGAGGTCATCGATGCGCAGCCGCGGGATCGTGCCGGCGCCGTGCGCGTAGAGCGCGCCGCAATTCGCGGGAAACTTTGCGTCGCCCTGGGCGAGACCGATGCGGCCGCGCTCGGTGCCAAGTGCGGCCTGGTACCGGTGCACGTTGCGGTGCTGGGCCGTGTTGACCGTCAGCGCGACGAAATTGAGGGGATCGGGTTCGAACGTATAGACGGCGGCGAAAAGGGGCGCGAGCAGGCGCACCAGCGGGCCGCAGTTGCCGCCCGCCTGCACGACGACGCGGCGGCCCGGCACGTGCGCCAGAATCGCCGGGAGCGCCGAGTCGGTCTCGGCGAACGTCACCGCCGCGCATCGCTCGTCGTAGGCGGGCCACACCAGGCCGCGCTCGTTGCGAAAGCCGGTCAATTCCATGCGCGCGCGATCCATGGCGAGTGCTTTCCTTCGGTGTCGGGAGCCATCGGGCCGCAGAGAAACGCGGCGCGCGTGCCGGGCGGCGGGGCGGCGGCGTGCCGCGAGCGGCGATAGCGGATCACGCCGGTCCATTCGCCGAACGTCGGGAGATGCGGGCCGAGCACGTGCGCGACCCACGATTGATCGCCGGTCCAGCGGGTCGACCGGGCCTCGGCCTCGGCGACGCGCTCGGGTGTCATTGTCGTCCAGACGTCGTGCCCGAACCCGCGCGCCAGCGTGAACAGCGACGAATTGTAAGGCTCGCCGACGGCGCTATCCCAGATCATCACCGGCGCGTGCGTCTCGAGCACGGGCGCGAGATCGTCGAGGATCACGACGTCGAGATCGATGCACGCGAACCGGCGCGGCACCTGGCAATGCAACTCGGGCGACCAGGCCCAGAGCTTCGGAAGATAGTTCGGAAGCCGCGCGACCGCGTCGGGCATTTGCACGCCGGCGACGCCGGGCGGCAGCTCGACGCCGTCATGGATGCACGTGAGCTGGTGCCCGCCGTGCCGCTCGAGCATGCGCGCGAGCACCGCGACGTGCTGCACGCCATAGGTCGCGACGGGGCGCGAGAACCCGGTACCGCGCCAGAGAAAGCAGACGAACGGGATCACGCGGCCACCTCGAGGCCGCGCCCGACAGCATCCCAGCACGCGCCCGACGTCAGCTCGTCGGGCGCCCATTGGCACCAGGCGAGCCGGTGCGCCCAGGGCGTACGATCGGGGCTCGGGGGCGGCGCAAGGTCGTGACCGGCGACCGGCCAGGCCATGCCGCCGGCGTCGGCGACGACGGTCGGCACGCCGGCGAGCACCGCGTCGACGCCGCTGTTGCTGTTCCATGTGACGACGAACCGGGCCTCGTCGAGATCCTCGGCCAGCGTGCGGCCGCCTGGCGGCGCATAGGGCGCCTTGGGATGCGGCCGGAACCGCACGTCGAACCCCTGATCCGAGAACGCGTGCGTCGCCCGCTTGTAGAACGCCGGCGCGTCGACGCCGGCGAGCGAGGCGTCATTCGGCACCTGGCCGCAGATCAGCACCGGGCCGTCGCCCGGCTCGCGCCAGGGCTTCAGCAGGTTGCCGAAATGACGATCGAACCGCGACCCATCCTCGAACGGGCCGACGAACCGGCCGCGCCCATTGAGGCCGCCGCCGAAGGATACGCTCGTCCAGTGGAACCGGTCGCCGAGATAGCCGCGCTCGAGCACGCACACCTGGCCGCCGCTGTTCCGCTGGGCCGCGATATCGCCCTTGCGGCGCACGCCCCAAATGCAGAGCAGATCGCACCGCTCCCACCGCGTCTTGATCTCCGCCTGCCAGCCGTGCCGGCGGAGCCCCTCGGCGAACAGGGCGAGCAAAGGCTGCTGATGCGCGAGGCCCGGGAGCACGAGCAGGATCGCTTTGGGCATGGTGCGCGGTCCTTTCAGAGCTGTGCGCCCGTGCGCTCGAGATCGAGCCACGGATGCGCGCGGGCGGCCTCGAGGTCGCCGTGCTTGCGGGCGGTCGCGAACGTCACCAGGCGGGCGCCCGATGGCGGCGTCGAGCGGGCGCCCGTCGACGACCAGGCGCGCGGGAGCCGCGCCTCGTCGTGAATGCCGTCCTCGGGCCCGAACGCCGCGACGGTGCACGGGGCGAGCGTCGAGATCCAGTCGCAGGCGTCGGAACTCCAGGGCGTGCGAAAGATCGCGCGCGGCATAAAATCCTCGTACGCGGCGGGCATGCAGCCAGCCGTCAACAGCATCACCGCCGAGCTGAACGGTGCGAACCGGCGGCGCTCGCCGTGCCCGGGATTGCGCAGCAGCACGAGCGGCTCGTCGCGGTCGACAAGGGGATCGAGCGGCCCGACGATCTCGGCGCCCAGCGCAATGTGCAGGAGCCGCGTCCCGCCAAGGATCTCGGCGGCGTCGCGCCGGAACAGCTGCAGCCGCGGCGTGCGCTTGCCGTCAATGACGAGCGAACCGTCGATCGGCGCGGTCTCGATATCGAACAGCCATTGCGGCTCGTCGGTGATGCACACGAACCGGTGCGGCGTCGCCAGGTGGCGCGCGACCTGGTCGCGCAGCCGGCGCACGTGCCACGGCCGGAAATTGCAGCCGCGGCGTGCGAGTTCGGCATCGCGCCAGAGCATGGTGACAACGGTAATCACGCGGCGATCTCCATCTCGAGGGCCTCGGCGAGCGGCATCATCGGCCAGCACGTCAGCGCGCTCCCTGGCGTCGCGTTGATGATAGCGACGTCAGGCTCGAGCGCGCGGGCCGCCGCCGCGAAGTGCGGCGCAAACAGGCGATAATCCACGGAATTGATCAGCCCCTTGGGATGATCGCCGAAGAAGTGTCGGCGCCGGTCAACGACGCGCATGTCGTAACCGACCAGAACGAT